ACCTATAGTGCTGGGTGTTACTTCTGTCTACGATTACCTGCTGCTACTGTTGCAGCCCCTGCCGCCACAGCAATGAGGGTTCTGCGGGTATTTACGGGAACATTAGAGCCGATTGGGACATAATCTCCCAAACCGTCACCAAAGACGTTTATGGTCTTTTCAAACGCTTTACGCACTTTGGTGGGTGCGGATTGAACCGCTTCAACTAAGGCATCTAGTTGGGTGTTATCTAATTCGGTTACATCAATAGTGGCAAAGATTTTTTCTGCCTGTTCCGAGGTCACAACGGCAAGCACATCTGAGTTGGATGCCAGTTCTGTTGCCTGCTCTGGTGTTACTGCGGTAGCAAGGATTTGCTCAATCAGTGCTACCGCTTCTTCAGGGGCTAGGTCTGCAATGGCTTCTACTGCTGTAGCAAACTGTTCTTCAGTTAGGGGAATATCTTCACTGGCATTTTCCAAGGCTTGAACAAGTTCAGGTGGCAGTTCTGCAATCAACTCAATTGGCAGGGTTGCAGGTGGCTCGGGCATTGTGTCTGGTGGCAATTCAATTGTGTCAGGTGGTTCTGGCAGTTCACCGACAAACGGTAGCGTATCCGGTGGCTCAACAGTAGGGTATGTGTCCACAGGAAATGGCATTGTGTCCACAATGTAGGGAGGGAGTTCTAATGTTTCTGGTGGAAATGTTTCAATCTCTGGTGGCAGAGGCATGGTCTCTAATGTGGCTGGTTCAAATATTTGTGGTAGCGGAACCGTTGCTGGCGGGTCTGGCATTGTTGGTTCTGGTGGGATTGTGTAAGTTGTTTGAGGTATCGTAGTAATCGGTACGGTCGTTGCAGGCACAGTCGTAGATGGTGCAATAGTAAAAGTGGTCGTCGTTGACGTCGTGAATGTTGTTGTAGATTCCCATGTTGTCTCCGTAGGTATGGTCGTATCCGATGGGATACTTGTGTCTGAAACTGTGGTAGATGTTGTTGCAGTGAACTGCCACAACGACAAGTTGCTAATGGTTAGATTTCCTGGCTGGCAACAAGTATCTATAGAGTATTGACGGAATGTAAAAATGTCACCTTCAACAACAGGAACAGATTTAGTTCCTGACACATTGTTCTGTTGCGTAATCAACGTATACACGCCATTAATTCCATACTGTGGTGGGTCATAGACCCAACCATCATTTGTTTGATATGCCCAAGTGAAGTCCACTGTATCTACACCAGCAGGAATACTTGTCTCGATTTTCACCCAGTTGGCTTGACCGCCACACAAACCAAACTGCTGTGTTCCGTTGTCGGGACCATGCAAAATAATAGTGTTATCTACAACTTCAACTGAACCACCACAATCACGTGATTGACTATAAGTCCAGTCTCCCAATACATCTGCTTTGGCAGATGGAACAAACAACGCCAAGATTGCTACTGGCGCAAATATTAGCCAACGGGAATAGCGAGCCACGACAACGACTCCTCATTCCACGAGTAAGCACCTTCGGGCTTAGGAGTTGGGGCTTGCCAATCATTATTGGCATCCAACGACCATGAAGCAAACGGTTGTGGTGCAACAAACTGGTCTGCGTCAGCATCATAAGTGAAACCGATACCTGCGTATTGTTTGCGAATATTATTGTTGTAACTAGTGCGAACACAAACTTGTTTACGGAAGTTTCCATACCATTGTTCAGGTGTCAGACCATCAATCAGTTCTGTCTCGTCTTTGCCGACGATGACTTCTGTCACGACATTGTTCTCATCAAGAAATGCATAATGAGCCATAGTTACACCGTCACCGTTCCAGTTCCAGCAGTAAAAACATAAACACGATAGCCAGCACGACTAGTCGGCTGCGAATACGTCAACCCACCACTAATAGATGACAAAGCAGGAAATGAATCAGGGTACGCAATAATTACTGTACCGCTTCCGCCATTACCGCCAAAGTTGTTGTTATCTCCTTGACCACCGCCACCGCCGCCACCAAGATTTGTACCGCCATTAGCACCGCCACCAGCAGAAGAACCATTGCCCCCGCCACCAGTTCCACCTGTGCCAGCAGGTGCTCCAGCGGCACTAGAACCTGCTCCACCACCGCCACCACGAGTAACAGAAGAACCAGTTATTGAACTTGCAGCACCATTTCCGCCATGAACAAAAGATGCGCCACCAGCACCTCCAGCACCTCCACCGCCACCACCATAATATGGATTAGCGTTGTACCCTGCCGAACCTGCGTAACCTTCTACGGGTGAATATCCGCCTTCGTTTCCTGGACCACCGCTACCAGTATTTCCGCCGCTTCCTCCACCAGAACCACCATTACCAGCACTTGCCCCACCACCTCGTTCACCATAACCGCCACCAGTAGAAGTAATAGTTGAAAAAACACTATTGGCACCTTTGGAACCATTAGCCATATAACCACCGCTACCGCCGCCACCAACAGTGACAGTCATAGCAACACCAGCAGTTACAGCAAAAGAATTTGAAGTACGATAACCTCCAGCACCACCAGAACCTGAACCACGACTTAAACCTGATTCAGAACCAGGTCCTCCACCTCCACCGGCAAGAACAAGATATTCAACTGTTGGAGTAGAACTTACTCCACCAGCCCAATAAGAAGCAACCTGATTAGTATCGCCACGCCGTGAGCGTGGTGCTTTCATAGTGGCAACAGATTTGCCACCAGAAGTGTTAGTTAAAAACGAAGGCACTCAGTACCCCTTAGGCAATTACGTTAACGTAGCCAGTCAAAAGAATAACATCAGCAGTTCCAGCAAAAGCCTTTACCGTCAACGCCGTAGCATTGCCCTTTAACAAAAGACCTGGAATGATGAGATACAAACCATTTTCGGCTTTAACTGTATATTCAATGTTGCCATCAGCAGCAGTAGCCGTACCCCATTCAAGAGTTAACTTAACATCAGTACCAGATGTGTTGTTTGCGTAAATCCAAATTTCGTGTAGTGTCGCCACGATTGTAGAGGCTGTATGAACAGTAACTGGTGCCGCTGTCGATGTTCCAGTTACCTTGATGGCTTTGCCATCGGTTGAACCGCTAAGAATTGTTTTGCTAAAAGTTGCCATATATGTTCTCCTGAATCGTTACCTAACTGGTGAAAATTGCTGCCGACAACACAAACTGGTCACCCTGTGGGTCAGCAAACGCTGTTGTAGCAATCTGTGTTGTGCTTGTACCTGCAGTAGCAGTTGGGGCTACTGGAGTTCCTGTCAATGTTGGACTAGCCAAGGTTGCATAAGAACTTAAATCACTAGTTAAAGCAACAGTTCCTGTTGCATTTGGAAGTGTGATAGTACGGTCAGCAGTAGGGTCAACAACCGTAAGCACAGTTTCAAACGCATCATCTGTGGCACCCTCAAACTCAATTGTATGAGTTGCCGGAAGACGCAAACCATGAACCTCAACACGGGTAGAACTAGCACCCTGAAGACTTGCACCAACAGCAAGTGTTACAACACCAGAAAGTGTTGGTGCTGCAGAGGTAGCCAAACCGGTACTTGTGTACGTAGCAAGATTGGCTGCAGTTACCTTCTTTGAAGTTGGAGTACCACCAGGGTCGTCAACAACCAAAAATACATCATCTGCGGAAACTGATGCCAAAGCATCAAGTGCAGTAACTTTCTTATCAGCCATTACCAATCTCCATTAACGCAAACGAGGTTCCATCTTCTAAGAGCAAATCGTTACCATCTTCCAACTCTAAGTTAGAAACAACAAAATCTGCATCAGACCAAAATTCATTAGCCAAATCACCAAGAGTAAAACTAGTAGCACCCTGCGCTACATAATAATCACGCTCAGCAGTACCACGATAAGCCAAACCAGTTATAGCCCAATGTGTATATAACAAATCACCTAAAGTTTTTCCAGCATCAGGATACAAAACAACTAACTCTTCAAACATTGCATCATTAGTTGTCTTCATAATCCCTCAATTCAAACGTAACCATCTTCTTCTCGTAATCATCTACGCCACAAATTGGACAAACCCAATTAGTTACCTGAGGAGGATACTGTTCACCACAATCAGGACATGTCAACAAAATCAAACGACAGCCTTCAAATGATTACGATTAGCCTTCTCACGCTCTGCAATAGTGGCAATCAACGAATCCAACTCAGCATCCGTTAAGTCCACCGTCTTCTTATTAGAACTAATCGTTACCGATGGCGGAGCCATACGGTTTGTAGCCTGCAAATACAACTGCGCAGACTTCGTATCACCCTCCAAAGCCTTACTATAAAGCGTGTCCAAAAGACGTTGAGTACGCTCAGGAGAACCCTGAATATCATCAACCGCAGTCTTCCACTGTGCAACAAAAACATCTTTCTTCTGCCACCTACGAAGAGTCGTAATGTCCACACCAATCTGCTCAGCAAAAGCCTTCTTAGAATTAGGCACACGCTCCTGCGGAGCAAGACACAACCAATTCAAATACTCCTGCTGTTGAGCAGTAAGCGTAAGTTCCTCATTTTGTTTCATTACCAAAAGGACGAACTGTTACATAACTGTGGGGGCAGAACACTATGTAACGGAAGGGGGGGACTATAGGGGGGGAAGGAAAACCTATGCACCGAAGCAGCCGCCCCAAGCGGCAGCGAGTGTGCTACCTCCACAGGTCGAGAAAGGAAAGCAATGGCAACAAGCAAAAAAGACTCACGAATCACACGGGCAGGAGTAGCCGGTTTCAACAAACCCAAAGCAACTCCAGGACACCCAACCAAATCCCACATTGTTGTGGCTAAATCTGCTGGTCAAATAAAAACTATTCGTTTTGGTCAACAAGGTGTCAAAACCAACCAAACCGCAGGACAACGAGAAGCCTTCAAATCCCGCCACGCCAAAAACATTTCCAAAGGACCAATGAGCGCCGCCTACTGGGCAAACAAAGTAAAATGGTCTCCATCAAAAACAGCCCAACCAAAAAATCAGAAATGGGTTAAAGGTTCGTAATGGGCTACACAAAGCCAACACTTAGGAACAAAATTAAAAACCAAGTTATGGCAGGAACTCAAGGGGGAAAACCTGGACAATGGTCTGCCCGTAAAGCCCAACTTGTAGCCCAAAAATATGAGAAGGCTGGCGGAGGCTATTCTGGAGCCAAAACCAAAACCCAATCAAACCTGTCCAAATGGACTAACGAAAAATGGAAAACATCAGATGGAAAACCTGCTATTAGAAAGTCTGGTACGACACGATATCTACCAGAAAAGGCTTGGAAAGACCTATCGCCAAGTCAAAAAACGGCAACAAACAAAAAGAAAATCACAGCCTCAAAACAAGGCAAACAATTTGTAGCCAACACAGCAGCAGCAAAAAGGGCTGGAAAAATAGCACGTCAAAAATAGGTGCCGGTACTTAAAAAAAACCCCCACCCCCTATCTGGAACTAACCGCTACGGCTACACGCTGTACCAGTACTTACTTCTAGTAACCCCCACCCCCACCCATCCCCCCATGCTCGCTCGCTACGCTCGCTCGTGCTGCGTCCAATCACACAAATACCAGTCACATTCGCTTCTAAACACCCGTGCCCCACAATAACCGCAACACTCTACGTACTAATAACAGGTGCGTCCTGATTGCTGTGTGCTAACTACTGAACTGTGTGTCGCCTATGCGAGATGTAGTGGTTTTGACGGTTCGTCACCCCTTTTTAATTGCGAAAAGGGGCTAGAACCTATTTGCTCTTTTTCTTTCATTGACTACTAACTATCTGGAGGAATTATGAGTGTGGATATTGATGCAATTCTTAAGGCGTTTCCTAATTCTGAGGTTGTTGATATTGATTGGTCGCCTGTTGATGACCGTTTGTATGAGCAGGTTGAGGAGATGTTTGGTGTTTCTGCTGAGTACATAATTAATAAGTTTGGCTTTGGCTTCCTTGAGTCGTTCGGGGATGACATGGTTAAGGCTGTTGAGTTCGTTTTGGACCCAACTTCTATCCTGTTTTGACAGGTGAGTCCATTGGTGGACTTTAAATTACATGAACCCTGCGATTGCTCTGGCAGGTTAAACATTGAGCCTCTTATCTATTGGAGGTTTTTATGATGGTTACAAATTATTTTGGTGTCTTTACGATGCTGTTTATTTCACACACAATCGTTGCGATTCTGGCTCATGCGCAGGGTCGGGAAGGAAAGTAAAGATATGGAAACTTATGAACAGTATAAGTTGGTTGAACAACTTGAGTTAGAAATTTCTAGGTTGAACTTGACGATATTGGATTACCAGTATTTGGTTGAGAATATGAAAGAACAAATTGTGCGTCTTTTGTACGCTAATGCTGGTATTACGCCTGCTGATACTAATTTGTTTTAAGTACAAATACAAGACCCGAACGGGGTGAGCAGGTTTGTCACCCCGTTCTAGTCTCTCTAACAGAAAGGTCATTAAGACAATGATTCAACTACCCAAGATTTCTTATGGTAAGAGAGTTTATGGTAATTCACAGCGTCCTGTTGTGGACGAAGAACTTTTTCCTGCTACGGCTCGCTACTACCACAAGGCTTTCTCTGAACAGGGATTGTCTTCTGATGGTATGAGTTTGTTTGAGGTTGAGTTGGCTTGTAGAGAGTATGAGTCTGGTGTTAGGCGTAAGGCTGAGGATTCTGACAGGTATGAAGACAATCAGTTTTTTCATGATTTTGTTCATGATGATGATTTGTCTCACGACTTGAAACGGGCGTATGACCCTGAGTGGTCTGATGGTGATGCTCGTTGGTCTTTTGCTTTTGTGCCTAATAAAAGAAACGAATAATCATCTCACTTGCCCCGGCAGGTTTGCGGGTCAAGATGAGATTAAGAAAAAAT